CCTGCAGCCCGGTGATCGCCTCCTGCCGCTCGGCTTTGATCAGGGTCTTGACCTCGGAGGGGATGCCGAGGAGCTTGTTGACGTACTCCTCGGCCGCCTTCTTGTTCCCGCCGAACGCCTCCGTCGCCAACCGCATCATCGTGGAGCGGAGCTTGTCGGACTTGCTGGTCATGGCAGCGAGGGACTCGCCAGCCGCAAGCCCCGACGCAACCATCTCGTCGTGCCCCTTGGCCGCCGCCGACATGGCCTGGCCGTTCGCCTGACCGGCCGCTGTGTCCAAGTTGAGGGTGGCGCCGTGCTCCTTGAACGAGGCGGTGAGCGCGTCGATGCCGGCCTCGAACTGGATCTGCGCGTCATACGCCGATCGGTTCACGTCGTTCAGGGCGAGTATGCTGGCCCGCAATCCGTCCGCCGCGCTCTTCTGCGCGTCCAGCTTCGCCTTCGTCGCCAGGGCCTGCTGTCCGAAGACGCCCATGCCGGCTGCTGCGAGCTCCGCCTCAGCCTTCAGTCCGGCCGCCGCCGCGTTGTACTCCGGGAAGGCAGCGTTGAAGTCCTTCAGGGACATGCCGCCCGCGAGCGCCGCCGCCTTGAAGGACCGGAACTGCTCGGCCGCCTGGTTCGCATAGCCGTTCGTGGCCATCGCCGCGAGCCCCTGGTCGAACGACTTGAAGTCGTCCTTCGTGGCGCCGACGCTCTTCGTCCCGCGCACCAGGTCGTCGAGCTTCGTGACTGCCGTGTCGGCGAACGCGCCCAGCCCGGAGAACGCCAGGAACGGCTCCGCCTTCTCGAGAGCCGCGGACTCCGTCCGAAGCTTCCCGAGCTTGGCGACGAAGCCGTCCATGTCGCCGAAGGTGGCCTTCAGCTCCCCCGTGAACTTGCCCGTGGCCGACAGGGTCTTGAGGGAAGCCGTCAGCTTGTCGACGTCCGGCGGTGCGCCGCGTGACGCCTTCGCCAGTTCGTTGATGGCGAAAGCGCCGATGCCGAGGACGCCCAGGCTGCCGCCGACCTTCTGCAGCAGCGTCATCCGCTGCGTCACACCGGCGATCGCGGAGCCGACCCCGCCGAACCGTGCAGCGCGCACGAACGCCGTCAGGTTGGCGACCGCGGCAGATGATGCGGCGGCTGCAACGCCGGCCATGCCGACCTTCAACAGCTTCATCCCCGCGTAGAGCTGCAGGATGGTGCTGAGGACTTCGGGGGGGATGGCGTTGACCATCTTCGCGAAGGCGTTCGCCACGGACAGGACGCTGACGCCGACGTCGGAGGCGCCGACGATGAGGTTCGTGAGGGCGCGTGCGAGGTTGCGGAGCGTCTCGCCGACGAGGGGGCCGTTGGCGCGGACGTAGTCCATGAACTCTTCGAGGTCGCTGCTGACTTCGCCGCTGTCGAGGGCCTGCGAGAACTCGACCAGGCCTCGGGTCGCGTCGGCGATCGCCCCGGCCGACCAGTCTGCCAGCTTGTCCATGAACCGTTCGAAGCCGGGGGTCTGCATGCCACCTGCGGCAACGTCGAGCATGTGCTGCAGTTCGTTCGAGACGCCTCGCACTGTGGGCGTGAGCCTCGGCAGCATCGCCTGGAACAAGCCGAGGCTCTTGGTGACGACCGGCATCGTGTCCGCGGCGAGCGCGTCAGACCAGCCCCGGTATTCCTCCCGCAGGACAGACAGGGCGGCAGCCGCCTCCTGGCTGGCGGGCGGCATCTTCGCCAGGATGCGCTGCTGCGTGAGCGCCGCCTCGGCCGCCTCCTTGGAGCCTCGCCCATGCTCGTCGACGGCTTCGGTGTACTTCGTCTGCGCCTGCGCCGCCGCAACGAGATCCTTGACCTGCCCGGCCACGGCTACTGCGAATGCCACAACACCGGCGCCCGCTGCCACGGTCTTGGCCGCGATGGCTGTCAGGCTGGCGCCTACTGGGATCAGCGCCGTCGACAGGGCTATGGCCACGGCCATCAGCTTCTGCATATTGCCCGACGTGCTCCCGGCAGATGATCCGACCCCTCCGATCCGGGGACGTAGGGCACCGAAGCCGCCGGCCACCCGCCGCACCGACCCGTCAAGGTCGTCCATGTCGCGACGCAGGGTCCGGGTGCGATCCGACAGAGCTGAGACGCGGCCATCGAGTCCGTCGACGCGGTTGCCGAAGGTTCGCAGCGCCATCGATGTCCGGCTCGTCGCATCCCGTAGATCCCGCATGGCATCCGCGGTGGCAGCCGCTCGGCCCCTGAGCGTTCGCAGTGCCCTGGATGCGCCCTGCGCCGCGTTCTCGAGCTCGTTGAGGGCTGCTGCCGCTACGGCGGCCCGTAGCGCGAGGGAGCCCAGCACCTGACCGGCATCACCAGCGTTGTCCTTCAGGTCGCGCAGCGCCTGTGCCGTGGCCAGGAGCTGCGCCGTGTCCCCATCGAAAGAGACATCGATACGGACGGGGCTCTGCGCCTTCAGATCCTGGATGGCGGCCTTGACGGCGGCCACGCCCGCACTGGTCTCGTCGTTGAGTTCTGCCTTGACCCGGATGTCCCCGGCTACGGCGCGCAGCCCGGCGAGAGCCCGCTCGGCGTCCTCCGCCCGCTCCCCCATCCGGCCGAGGGACTGGCTGGCCGTGGTGGCGCGCTTTCCGAGATCCTTGAGCGCGTTGGCTGCCGCCTGCGCTGTGGGGCTGACCCCGCCCATTGCGCGGATCAGGTCCTGGATCTCGTTCTTGGCGTCGCGGGTGTTGGCGTCGACCTGTACGTGACCGGACGCGACGAGGAAGCTCACCGGGTTACACCTCCGCGCGTTCGATCAGTCCGGGGACCAGCAGGTTCATTGCGTCGACGGGCACGTCGGGCGTGGCGTCGCCTTGCGGGGGTGCGGGTTGGTCTTGCTGCTCGGCGTCCATGCGCGCGGCTACGACACTCCGGTAGGCGGGGAGTCGCACGGCGCGGGCGAGGAAGCGTTTGGCGCCGACCACGGTGCGGTCGAGGTCGATGCCGTAGACGGCTAGGAAGTCGGCGTCTAGGTCGTCGTAGTGGTCGACGATCCAGGCGTGGTCGGCGAGTCGCTGGGCGAAGCCGGTGAAGCTTTTCCCTGCTCGTCCTCGCCGGCCTCGCCCCTGGTGCGCTGGAAGAACAGGTCGTTCACCCGGGCGCTGATCTTGTCGAACTGGGCCTGGCTGATGCGCCGCTGTTCCAGCAGGGCGACGATCTTCCGGAACTGCGGTGTTCCCAGCAGCAGTTCGGTGAGGTACATGGTTCCGAACAGGGCGCCCTCGGTGCGCATGTAGTTCATGGCGAGGAACACGATCCGCTCGTCCACGACCTTGGGGACGGTGATCTTCTCCCCGTCGATGGTGAAGAGCGTTCGGCGGTCCTCTGCCTCTTCCGCCGGCTCGGCCGTCGTGATCTCGAAGATCTCGTCGTCCTCGTGCGGGAGTGCGGGTCGCTCGGCGGATGTCTTGGCCATGAGGGGTCCCTAGCTGGTGGCGTCGATGAGCTTGAACGGGGCGATGACGGAGGACACGTAGAAGCCCTGCCACTTGACGGTGAAGAGGGTCTGGGCGTCCTTCTTGTAGGTGGACTCGACCTTGTCGTTGGACAGGCACTTGCGGATGATGAAGCGGCGCCGGATCTGGCCGGGGGCGTAGCCGTCGAGGATGACGGCCCGGTAGGTGGGCTGCGTCGCGGAGCTCGCGTAGATCGGCTCGAAGCTCTTGTAGCCGGAGCCGGATGCGGCGGTGCCGTCGTTGAGGAGGAACTTCAGGTTCTCCAGCGTCGGCTCGGCGAGGTTGGTCTCGATGGTGAACATGCGCTTGGTGAGGCGGGCGCCGGGCTCGTCGACGATCTGGTCGACCTCGAGCGGCGTGTACGTCTGGTCGACGCTGAGCTTGACGCCGTCCTGCGTGCCGCCCAGATCCGTCCACGACGACGCCGCCGGGCTGACGTTGACTGCCGTGTCGAGGGGTTCGGTGGCGCCGAAGCTGCCGATGTACAGGTCCGCCGGACCCATGATCAGGTTGGTGGTGGTGACCGCCATGACCTACTCCTTGCTGCTCTTCGCGGTGGCGGGGTTCTTGGCCGGTGCGGCGGCAGGGGTGGGAGCAGGCGCCGGGGTCTCGACAAGGAGGCCCTGCCGCTGCAGGTCGACGTACTCGGCGTCGGAGACGTCGAGGTCGACGTGGGGCTGGATGGTGGTGCGGACGGTCGGCAAGGCAGGCTCCTAGAGGGTGATCCAGTGCAGGGCGAGGTCGGCCTGGAAGCGGGCATAGGACGCCTCATCGGCAGGCAGCCGGCGGGGCTCGGTCAGGAAGTGCGCGGTCATCACGCGGGCCTGCGGGTAACCCGCCGGCAGCGTGAGAGTGCGCTGCATGCGCGACTCGTCGTAGGTTGCGTCGACGAGCAGTTCGAAGAGGGAGGCCGCCTTGCCCCACGGTGGCTTGCCGGAGTTCGGGTTGGCCGCCCACGTCTCGACCTGGACGACGGGTTCACGCAGTGCGTAGTGCAGTTGGGGGGAGCCGCCGACCACTGCGGGCACGAGGACGAATCCGTTGGCTTCCCAGCCCGTCGTGTCGGTCGGCAGGGTTGTGGCGACCTGCCCCGCCTGGATGCCTGCGGCGCCGAGAAGCCACGCCACGGCAACGAGTTCGGAGTTCGCTTTCGGGGTCGTGGCCATCAGAGGGCCTCCCGTCGCCGGAACAGCGCGGGACGAAGGAACGGCTGTACGGGAGTGCCCGGGTGGTTGACGCGCGCAACCGGGTGCCGGGCGCCCGGCCAGTACAGGGCCTTCTTGTTGACGGGGGTGATGATGTGCGGTCCGGAGCCGAACTCGACGGTCATCCAGTACTTGACGTTGCGGACGCCGACGCGGAGCTGGAGTCCGTTGACCTCGTGGTAGATCCGGGAGCGCATCAGGCCGGTGTCGACGGCGGCGAGTCGCTTCGCGTCGTTCTCGATGTCCGGACCCAGTTCGCGGAGGAAGCGGGAGGTTGCGCGGTCGACTTCGCTCGGCCAATCGGCGTTGACCGTGAGCGTGAACGCAGCGCCCATCTCTCCTGCACCTCCTCTACGGCTAGCGGGTGTTCGTGCCCTGCTCGGCCGGCCGTTGACGGGCCGCGGCGCCGGTGGGGCGGTCGGTATGTCGGAGCCTTCAGGCGGCTCGTCCTGTGCGTTTCAGGTCTGCGCGCAGTGGCTGTGCGAGGACCGGGTTGGCGTTGCGGGTGACGGCGACGACGATGTAGATCTCGTTCGTCTGCTCGTCCTTGATCCGCGTGTTTTCGTCGACTGCCGTGCCCGGGGGGAGGCGGCAGATGTGGGTGCGGATGATGCGGGGGGTGCCGGTGACGGGCTCCATCGCGGTGCGTGTCGCCTCGATCAGCGAGGCAGAAACGTCGGAGGCGAGGACGGTGGTGCCGTCGGTGTCATCGCCGAACTCGTCCTCGCTGGCGCCGCCGAGGATGCTGACGGTGGTGGTGGCCAGGAACATCAGCCGCCCCCCATCGGCACCCACGGGAACTGCTCGTCGTCGGCGTCGGACAGGGCGTTGCCGTAGCCGCGCTGCCCGTCCTCGAACGGGGACCGCACGTGGATGGTGCGGCCCCGCATCCAGGAACAGCGCTGCAGCGCCTGCTTGGCCCGCGGCCCGAGCGTCAACGCGGAGTCGTTGAGGTTGGCGACGACGCCGTCCTGCTGGACCTGGTTGGCGTTGATGCGGGTGTTGAGGTCGTACTGGCCGGCTTCCCAGGCTGCTTGGTAGGCCACGGCGAGGCCCAGCCAGTACACGTCACGGGTGCGGATGCGGTCGGTGTCGGCGTAGATGCGGTTGCTGTACATCTCGATCGACGCCTGGGCGCGTGTCAGCTGGGCACCGCTCACCGTGACACCGGTGAGGTCGATGACCTGCTGTGGTGTGGCCCAGGCGTCGACCATGCGTCAGCCCTCGATCTTGTCGCGGGGCGTGGTGGTGCTCTGCGGCTCGGAATCCAGGGCCGCGGGTACGACTTCGACGCTGTACCGGAACAGCCGGGACACGCCGTCGTCGAGCGTGGCGACGCCGTCGAGGGACACGTCGCCGCGCGGGTGCAGGCCCCGCTGGATCGCTTCCTGCAGCACGCCGACCTTGTTCGGGTCGTGCTCCGGGCCGTCCTCCTCGGGCAGGGCGGTCCCGAACAGCACGAACTCCTTGACGTGGCGCGTGCCTTCGCTGCCGTCGGCGGAGCGCTTGGCGACCTCCGCCTCGGGCTCGGGCTTCTTCGCTGCCGTCTTCTTTGCCGGGGGCATGATCAGACTCCGACGAGGACGGCGGCGGCCTTCGGGTGGCCGAGGGCGAAGCCGCGGCGGGCGCGCATCTTCAGGATCGACTCGTCCGTCAGCGCGGACAGGCCGTCGCGGCCGTCGATGAAGATGGACTCAGGGCCGGAGCGGCGGCCCAGGCGCAGGAAGTCGGCGTTGACGACGACGAGGATCGGCTTGCCGGTCGGCGCGTCGGTGGCGGTGGCGGAGATCCGGCAGCCGAGCGACCAGCGCACCGGCAGGTCGAACAGGGTGTCGGGGGTTCCGCGGTCGCCGCCCTGGCCCTGCACGAAGACGGGCTGGCCCTGGTCGTCCTTGATGGTGCGGAGCACGCCGCGGAAGGACGGGTGGGCGATGACGACCATGCGGGACAGGTCGAAGTAGTCGCCGCCTTCGACGTCCGACAGGGTGTCGGACAGGTTGTTGTACGTGACCGCGCTGGACGCGACGGTGACGTTGTCGTTGGCGGTGTAGCCGACGCCGGAGTCGGCCTGCGTCAGCGTGTAGTAGACCGAGTTGAACGGGACGTTCGAGCCGGCGGTCGCCGAGACGGCGAGGGTGGCGTTGTCGAGGTACTTGGCGTAGCTGGTCGCCCAGTCCTTCTGCTTGGTCGAGATGACGTTGGCGAGGGAGTCGTCGATGTCCTCTTCGGCGATCCGGATCGCCTTGCCGATCTTCTTCGCCGTGAGGGTGATGTCGTCGTTGGTCGACGTGTCCTCGGAGTACGTGCCGCCCTTGTCGACCAGGCTCACACCGACACCCGCGGACCGCGGGATGGACTTGGTGTTGGAGCTCATCGTCTCCGGGGAGGCGAGCGCCTCGACGGCCGACATCTGGTTGACGCGGGTGATGACCTCGGAGGAGTCCTCCTCCGGGATCCATGCCTCATAGGTGTTGCGTGCCACGGTGGAGCCCTCCTGCGGGCGCGTGATGGGGAAGCGGTTGAGGCTCGGGCCCCATCACGGGCGCCTTCGCAAGTAAGGGCGGCGGCCGATCCGATCACCGGATCAATTCACCTAGTGATGAATATACCTTCGATTGTCAACCCGTGCGGCCCAGCACCTTCATCGCGTGCCGTTCCGCCGATGACCGCGGCTTCTCCTCAGCCGGCTGCCGGTCCGCCGCCGTCGGACGCGGCTTCGGCTTGGGCTTCGCCGACTGGAAGAACTCCGGGTACTCCTGCTTCAGCCGGGCTACTTCGCCGTCCACGCCGATGACGTCGCCGTCGTCGTCGACCGAGAGGGCCTCGAGGTCGAGGAGTCGCATGACGCGGTCCGTGGTTCCGCTCAGCCCGGCCTCCGACAGGGCTGCACGGGCGGCGGCCTTCACCAGCGGCGCCCGGTAGCGGGCCTCGCCCTGTTCCCGGGCCTCACGCAGCGCCTTCTCATGCTCCGTCTCGTTGGAGCGGGCCGCTTCCTCCAGCTCCTTGTTGCGGAGCCGGTGCCGCTTGCCGTCTTCGTTGGCCTTCTTCAGCGCGGCCTGCGTCTTGCGCCACTCCGTCTCGGACGGAGGCGAGTATGGGTCCTCTGTCTTGGCGTCCGGCGTGCCGGCGGGCGGCTTCGGCTTGGGTGCCTCGCTGCGCCCGGCCTCCTCGCCGCCTTCGTCCGTGTCGCTGGTCGACTCGTCGACTTCCTGCTCGTCTTCGGTGTCGTCCGAGACGTCCATCGCCGTGTCGTCGTGGTCACTCATGTCGTGCTCCCATCTCGGGGTTGCGGGTTACCCATCACGGGCCTGTCGGTACGGTGCGGTCTTGGAAGCGGCCGGCCGCTACGGCGAGCCGCGCGAACTCCTCCACGCTGCGCGGGAGTCCGGCTCCGGCACGCAGGAGTTCACGGGCGGCACGTATGCGGGCGGCCCCGGATTCGGTGGGCAGGGACCAGCCTCGGGCGATGGAGCGGCGGGCCTCGCGGCGTACCGCGTCCGGCATGGAGATCACGCCTTCCTGTGCCCAGTCGTCCTGCCATGCCACGATGCGGCAGCGGCAGTTCGGGTGCAGGGGTGGCGCGTCCACTGGTTCCTTGCGCCGGCCGCGCTGGTTCGGATCCCACGACAGGCCGGCGGGGAAGGGCGCGTCGGCGGCGACGGTGAGGCCGGCGTAGGCGGCGCAGTTGACGCAGGCGTCGCGTTCAGCAACCCACAGCTTCTTTGCCCCGGTGTGGTCGATGGCGGCCTGGGCGGCTTCGTTGACGGCCTCGCCGACGACAGTGGTGATGTGGGTGCGGACGGCGCTGGTGGCGCTGCGGGCTACACCGATACCGGTTTGTGCGTCGGACAGCCGCCGGACGCGGTTCGGGCGCAGCATGTCGAGGGCTCGGTCACGGCGCTCGGCCACAGCGTCAGCGACAGCGCCGGCGCGGCTGCGCAGCCCCCTTGAGGGGCGGACCGATACGGCCCGCCGGTTCCGGCCGGTGGCCTCATCGAGGAACGCGGCATGCTGGCGGGCGCCGAGCCGCACAGCCTCGAGGAGGGCGTCACTCAGGGCCTTCTCGGTACGCGCACCGAGGGGTCCGAGGATGCGGCGGATAGCCGCACGGATGGCGGCAAGGATGCGGCGCAGGGCGCCCGGGTTGGACGCTTCCGCCTGGACGCCGCCGAAGGCCGTGACCCAGGCGGTGATGGACCGTCGGGCAAGGACGTCGAAGCGGGCGTCGATGCCACCAAGGGCGCGGGCGGCGATGCGGTCCTCGAGGGCGCGGACTTCGTCGGTCTGCTCGCCCTGGATCAGGTCGGCGAGGTGTGCGCTGTCGGCGCGGCGGCGGGCCATCACGTGCGGGCCTGCACGTCGGCGAGGAGTTCGATGTCGGAGAGGGCTCCGTTGAGGAGGGCCTGGGCCTGCTCGTTGCTGACGACATCGAGGGTGGCGGCGGCGCCGAGCTTCTGGGCGCTGTCGGCGACGGTGGCGAGGATGTCGACTCGGCGCTGGAGTTCAGCGTCATCGACGCCGGACAGCCATTCGTCGACCTGCTCCTGCCGGTAGCCGGCCTCCATGAGGGCCTGGCGGCGAGGCACACCGTTCTTGATTTTCTCGCCGACGGTCTGCCATCCGGTCTGGTCGTCGACGGTCGCGGCCGGCGCCCACCGGACGTCGACGACGGCGTCGGGCATGTCGAGGAGGTCCAGGGCGAACTCGAAGGCTTCCCTCCAGGTGGCGCCGAAGGCGAGCTGCCGGTTGCGGACCTTCCGCACGAACGGCGCTTCCTTCACGCGTAGCGACTCGCCCGACGGGACGTCGCCGGAGGGGTCGAAGAGAGACAGCGGGGTGGTGGAGATCTGCGCCATGGCCCGGATCTCGAACATGATCGGGTCGAGGAACACGTCCGGCTTGGCCGCTTCCAGCTGGCCGACAGCCTTGTAGCCGCGCAGCAGCCACACCTCGCCCGGCCCTGCCTTGAGGCTTGAGTCGTCGCCGGTGTCGGTGGGCCCGGTGTCGGCGTCGTGCTCGGGGAAGTCGTCGAAGTCGCCGGGCTCGAGGTCGGATGTGTCGGTGGTGGC